GAAAACCAGGTGAATACATTCGTATTCACAAATTCATTGGTTCTCTCGACAATACCGAGATTTGCAATGGCTATTTGTGCAGTACTAAAAGGCATAACCTTTGTACTATTGATAGATTCTGTACTTATAACGAATACACCGTATTCTTGTAAGTAACGCACAATAGCTATATTGCGAACAGATATGGTATCTAACAAAGTGAATTGTAGTACCTTAGTCAATGGCAAGTCCTTTGCCAAATTCTTAAAATATCTGTGAACGATACTGTTATCAGTCGCTGTTGGGTTGATGTAATCAACGATAGATATCGCTGATGGTGGCATCTCTGTGATGCGCAACAAGTTGTAGCCAGATGGTAATACTACAGCTGTTGGAGCCAAAAAGGCTACTTGTAATTCGACATTCAAGAATGGATCAGTTGACAGAGTTTCCGGTGTCAAAGACCGTGGTCCAGCATGGTTTGGTCGCAATGGATCATTTGATACTAATATAGTAGAATACAGTGTAACTGTACCTTGATTAGTAACGAACTTGATCTGATCGAGTACATAGTAACTTTCATAGGCTGCATCAGGTATTGAAGTCGGGTTCACAGACCAAACCTCAAAAGGTGTCGACGAGTAAGTGGCGGAAATGACTTTCAAATCTCCTAACTCACTCTGGTTAAGGTTGGCATAAACCTTACATTGGTTAAACACAGAACTTGGCATCGAGATGTTCAAAGCTCCGTGCATGTATTCAGCTATCGGAAGTGAATTAAGGAACTTGGCAAGATAAGCATCTGGTAAATTACCAAAAGCATAAATGCTTTGTATTCCCTGATTAAAATCCGAAGGTAGAAAGCCAATATATTCAGGTAAATACCCAACCCAAGCAGAGCGTGGTAGGGGATCACTCACCCAAGTGTTTGAAACACCATTCTGATTAAATCCATACTTAAGTGCGCGAGTGCGTCCTTGTGTACGGAAGTTGGTCAATTCCCACACTGGATAATAGGTATTTTCACTGTAATTTTGAATTCCAGCGATAAGCCCATCCGTGTACATGTACATCCTTTGATTCAATGTACTCAAAAATGTATCATCGAATCTAAATGAAGCTCCATTGAATGCT